GAAATCATCCGGCACAAGATACCCGCCGACTCCGCCAGTATCCTCGCCCATTGCGGCTTTCAAGCCCTTGACGCGCTCGCCGGTGCGCAGGTAGTGCATGAATGCGCGATTCGGGTCAGGGTCGCCAAAGTTCTCGGCTTTGATTACAGCCGGTGCGTTGATCGCGGGGGCGTTAGCCAGTTTCTCTAATTTCGCCTCCATGCGATCCTCGAAACGCTTTACAAGCGCGTCGATGTCAATTTCTTTCTTTTCAATTTCTTTCTTTTCAATTTCTTCTTCCATAATTTCACTCTCCTGAGTAAGTTCGGTTTTTATTTGCTCCGGAGATTCGTCAACCGTCACGGCTTGCGTTTCCGCCTCCGCCTTGACCTCTGTGATGCCTTCCCCTTTTGCGTTGAAAACGGCGTAATCGTTCGCCGGTTTTCTCCATTCGTTTGTATCAAACAGTGCAAGTTCACCCAGCGGCCACGTGGTAATTTCGCCATCATCGTTATAGCGCACAAGATGACCGACCGCCCCGGATGAAGCGCGCACAACGTCAGACTTCACTCCAGTTATCCGGCTGGTCAGCGTTTCTGTTTCGTCCAGTTTCACGTTGAACCAAAACCCTTTACTATCCGTGTGATCAAATTTAGCCACACCGATAACAGCAGGTACATCCTGCCAGGTATCAGGCGAGTCCGGCCCAAATCCGTGATAGTACGTGACGGGTATCTCCTTCTCAGGTGATAACCAGGCATCGGTATTCGCGGTGAACGTTTGCCCGTCTGAATCACGCCCATTGAATTGCCCGCCGAACGGCATTCCCAACACAAGGTACTCGTTGCCAGGCAATTCCTCGTAACGTTTCACGGTCTGCGCTGGTTCACGCTTCTCCGCCTTCATCCCTTCAGGTAATTTCGTCATGATCTTTAGCTGCATAATCTACCCCCTACCGTCAAGCGCTTTTTGAATAAACTGCCTTAGCACTTTAACAATGTCTTCCTTTTTCCCATCGAGCAGGTTTTCTGCGGTTTGCCAGCCCGTGCGCTTGTGATACCATGTCTGCGATTCCCGCCCCTGCACATAAGGCGCATACGGCGTGACATTGCCAATTACCACCTCTGAACCGTCATCGTCCACCGCATAAGTCCAGCGATGCCTCAGCGTTCCAGTCCTGCGGTAAGTTGATCTGGCTGGCGCGGGCGGGTATTGCTTTAGTTTCGTGGTGAGAGATACTGCCACAGAAGTCATTCCATCCCTGAGCGTCTTAGTATCACCGACCGCGTCCAGTCGCTTCAGCAATTCGTCAATTCCCTCTATCTGCACGCCGTAGCTCATTTATCCACCACCATGTCGTACATCACTTCACACCGGCAATTCACGTGTGCCGGAGGAAAATCCTCGCCCTCGATAACCTTTTCGTGCATCGGCCCGCAAATGTCACACACTCTATCATCGTTAGCCGTGATCCAAATCGGCTTGAAATGCAGGTTCGGGTATTCAGCCTCTAACACGTTCACCGTTGCCACCTCCGCCTGAACCGCTGCCCGCGTTGTTTCTGTTATCGCTATCATCGAGGCGCGGCGTTCATCGAATATCACGCTGTTTATATGCGCCGTCACTTCATCAAGCGTCCAGCCCTCTGTGTAGAACTTATTGATATATTCGCTGATCAGCTTCTGGTTAGTCTTTTCGTAACCCTCTAAGAAGTGGCGGGTATTCTCAATCGCCCAATCAGCAGCCCGGCTGTTTATCAGCGCCCAATCCACACCAATACCAACCTGCGTTATCAGCGCGGTTGCCTGCTCTCTAAATATTTCCTCGAATATAGGCGCGATCACCTTGCGAATCGCCGCCCTGCCATTATTCCAGTAGGATTGCGGCACGTTGGAAAGAGAGGGAGGGTCACCCAGTAAGCGCATCAATTCGTCACGCTGTTCCTTCCAGATACGCCCAAGTTTGCGCTCCATCTCGCGCTCGAATTTATCTCGCTGTGCAACCGGCGCTTTGAGCTGGCGTTCTATTCGCCCGATCACGTCACGCAGGTTCTGTAATGGGTTCATCCACGTCCTTCGTGTTTACCGTGATATGAAATTCCGGCTTATCCATGAGAGAGCGTTCCAGTAACTCATTTGCCCGCTTGAGTTCCTTGTATAGCCCTATGTCCTGCGGTGACTCATACTCGCCACCGAATACCCGCTTGACCTCATCAGGTTCAACGCACAATTTCAGCGCGGCATGTATTTCGTCCTGGATAGCAAGCGGTATCAGTTCGCTATCAAACTGGCAGTCCGCGCTCTTCCCGTCCTTGATGCGCTTCAGCGCCTTGCGTTCCCACTTCTCAAATTCAGCCGCCACATCCACCGTCACATCCAAAGGCTTCTCAGTTTCAATCGGCTCCGGTTGCGGCGCCATGAACGGAATATCGGTATTGCTCTCAATGCCCAGCATTTCCTTAGCCACCATCGGATTGACCCCAGCCTCAACGTACAGGCTGAACGCCTGCGCCCGCTGTGTCTCGTCCTCCTGGAATATATCCATCTCATCAAACGCGAACTCCATGCGCAAGCCCATCGGCTTTAATACCTGGCGGTTCAACGCCTCCTCAACAATGCGCCCGCGAGGTCTTACCGTATCCTGCCAAAACTGCATCCGGTGTGAGTCCGCGCTCGCATAATTGTCGTCACCACTGAACATATTGACAGGAATTCCAAACGCGTTAGCTATATTCTTTGTCGCCTGCGCGTACAATTCAGGCATGGTCATCTTGTCCAGGTCTTGACTTACCACCTCCGGCGTTAGCTTCGTGCGTGTTGCCAGCGCGCGCCACGCATTACCAACCCCGCTTGCCAGTTTGCTGAAGAAATTCTGGATGCGCTGCTTCTCCTCCTCAATCAAACCATCCGCGCTAACCAGCACAATCGGCATTGCCCCCGCCTCAAAGAACCTGGACGCAAATCGCGTCTGGTAGTTCATCAATCCAGCGTCATTCAAGCACGCCTGCACGGTTGAGATCCCGCTTGTCAGGTCGTCGGAGTAACTGAATTCCTTGATGTAAACCATGTCGGATTCCGGCCATACCTTTCCCGCCTGCGAGAAGGTAAGCCCGTACGCCGCGTCATAATGCACGGCCACCGTGAAGGGGTTCAGCCGTTGCAGGTCAAGTATTCGCACCTTGTTGCGGAGTTTCAGGATGGTTGCGATTCCAGCCCCAAGCAGGTCGGCTTCGGTCTTCCAAATCAAATCCCGCATCTCACACGGGAACGGCCAGTCGACTTCCGTTTCCCCCTTGTAGATGTGGATAGGCACGCTCGAAATAGCGTCGCATCTCATCTTGACCGCGCGGTAAATAAGCGGGACTTGCGAGTACGCCTCTGCTACCGAACTGATCGAATTGGTAAAGTTGCCCGCGTCCGCCAATGCCTGCTGCTGCCAGGCGGGGAGCGATACCAATGCTTTGGTTGCTTTATTGAGTTGTGATAATTTCATGGTCACGCTCCGAATAGAATCACGGGTTGCGCTCGGTCAACTGCGTAGTATGCCAGCGCCAATGACATAACACAGTCATCATGCTGACCATCCGGCGCGCTGTATGAGAATGTCCCCGAATTGTTTTTCTTGCTCTCAAATGACAATAGTTCCCCCACTAATACAGGATCGTCAATAATGCGTATCTGCCCGTGTTCAAAGGCTGACTGCAATGACTGGATAATGCCGTGCTTCGTCGCGTTGGTCGTTGTGAACGGGATAATGTTCATCCCCCTGTTTTGCAAGTGGTCTATCACGCCTTGACCGATGCTGTTCGCTTCAATGACCATCCCCGCCAGTTTCCAGCGCGCATAACAAGACGCGATCCTGTCCTCTAACACCGGATAATCCACGCGGTTGAATCTATCCATGTAAACCATGTCGCGCGTCTTTGTGTCCATAACGGTTATTACCGTGTAATCCACCGCCGCCGCCACATCCACCCCAGCGCTGTACTGGTGACCCTCAAGCGGTTGCTCAAGTGGTTGCAGGATGGCCGCGTCGTGTACCCTGCGAAATACCGCGCCCTCGCTG